CGGTGAAGTAAAGAAAATACCACTTACTGAACTTAGAAAGATAAACCCAGAGATTACTAAAAACGAAATGGAGCAAGCCAAAGGTGCTGCTGCAGATTGGGAGGTTTACCATAGGTTCAAGGAAGACCAGAGAAGTGGATTCGATGGTCATGAGACCAACGTACTGTTCTTCAACTACAAAACTACAAAAGACATTGTCTATAAGAAACGAGTAAATCCTAATACTGGTAAGGTCAGCCTTATCGAGAAAACAGAGGATTGGAACCCACCTGCAGATAAGCTAGGTGATTCTAAAAGAATCGTTAAGACTATAGACGTATGGTACGAAGGTGCGCTAGTACTAGGTAGTAACATACTATTGAAGTGGGAACTTGTTAAGAACATGGTAAGACCTAAGTCTAACAACTCCACAGCAATGGCTAACTACGTAGTGGTTGCCCCTAGAATTTATGACGACAGAACTGAATCATTATGTCAGAGAGGTTCAATCTTCGCTGACCAGATTCAGATTGTGAGCATGAAACTACAACAAGTAGCAGCCCGTGTTGTACCAGATGGTGTATACATTGATGCTGATGGTCTAAACGAAATTGACCTTGGGGATGGAAGTAAGTACGACCCTAAGAGGGCATTACAATTATTCTTCCAGACAGGTTCGGTCATTGGTAGGTCATTGACATCTATGGGTGAATTTAACCATGGTGCTGTACCAATTAAAGAAATCAATAACAACTCAGGACGTGCTAAGATACAGGCACTTATTGAATTGTATAACTATTACCTACAAATGCTTAGGGATGTTACTGGTCTTAACGAGGCAAGTGATGGCTCTACTCCAGACTCTAGGTCATTGGTCGGTGTGCAAAAACTTGCAGCACTTAACTCAAATACCGCTACACGTCACATTCTTGACGCAGGTGTTTATATGACCAAGAAGATTGCAGAGGCTGTGGGTTACAGAATATCCGATGTACTTGAGTATTCAGATGATAAGAAGACTTTCATCCAAGCTATAGGGAAGGCTAACGTTTCAATCTTACAAGAGATTTCAAAACTATACCTTCACGACTTCGGTGTATTCATCGAGATATCACCAGATGCACAAGAGAAGGAGTACCTTGAGCAGAACATCCAACAGGCTCTTGCGAAAGAACTTATTTACTTGGATGATGCTGCCGAACTGCGTGACATTAAGAACGTCAAGTTGGCAAATCAACTGATGAAAATCCGTAGACAAGCTAAACTTAAAGAGGAACAAGAGCGTCAAAAAGACCTCATCAAGACCCAATCCGAGGAACAAACTAAGACTGCACAAGCTAAGGCTCAGGCTGACCAAGCTAAGGAACAAGCTAAGGTTCAGGCTCAGATTGCAATCGATACTAACCTTAAGGATTTAGAGAATAGAAATCAAGATGAGGAAATGAACCGTAAGGAATACCTAATGAGTGTGGAGTTTGAGTACAACATGCAAATTAGAGGTATGGAGGCAAGTACCAAGACAACGGTGGAGAATCAAAAAGAAGATAGAAAGGACAAACGTCAAAGAGAGCAAAACACAGCTACATCTAAGATTGCAGACCAGAAGGCTAAGGGTAAGGCACCCGTTAACTTCGAGTCTACAGAAGACTCTTTAGATGGATTTGATATGTCATCTTTCGAACCAAAATAAAGGAGTGAAAACAGGGGGTCTAAAGGTAAATAATATTATTATTATCTTTGTACCGATAAGTATATAATCTAAAATCTATTCAAATGAAATTAAAACCAGTAAATGTCGATTTGGACATAGAAGGAAATACTGTCGTGAGTGACGTGCCCCAAAACGAACCAATTAAAGAAGAAGGCAATGAACCACAACCAACAGATGACCCAGTTGAACCAATTCCAAACCAAGATGGAACGGATGATGGAGAACCTACAGGAGATGGACAGGGAGATGAGCCAACGCCTAACCAAGGTGAGCCAGAACCTCAACCAGATGTAGAACCTGAGCCAGATGTTGAGTCAGAACCTCAACCAGAACCTGACGATAATGATGTAGTTGATTACGATGAACTACCAGAGGCTGTGCAAAGGTATCTTGATTTCCATGAGGAAACTGGAAGGAGTTTAGAGGATTTTATCAAAGCACAAACAAAGTGGGACGATAAACCTCAAGAGCAAGTAATAAGAGAATACTATCAAAGGATTAATCCGAACTTAGATGCAGAGGATATCAACTTTGATTTAGAAGATAGTTTTGGATTTGACGAATACATCGATGATGAGCGTACAATCCAAAGAAAGAAAATCGCTAAGAAGAAGTTCTATAGTGAGGCGTTAAAAGAACTGAACGCTGAGAATGCGAAATATGGTACCGTGCTTGAGTCAAGTGCATCCATTCCACAATCAGCTAAGGAGGCAATCGCCTTTAAAGAACAATTTGAGGCACAACAAGCAGCTAGTTCGAAAGAGTTAGATGCAAAACGAGATTACTTTGTTAAAGAGACTGACAAGGTTCTTAGTAAAGATTTCAAAGGTTTTGAAATTGATTTAGGCGAAGGTGTAAAAGCTACATACAAGCCTGAGAACATACAGAAGACGAAAGAGCAAAATCTCAACGTGAATAACTTGTTAAGCAAGTTTACTGACAAAGATGGCAACATCACCGATGTACAAGGATATCATATGGCATTGACATTTGCATCCGACCCTGCAGCAGTAGCAAAACATTTCTATGAAATGGGACAGGCTGACAACGCAGACAAGGACGCACGGAAAGCTAAGAATATCGACATGGGTACTAGACAGGTTAATCAACCTCGAAGTACTGGTGGATTCAAGGTGAGGGCTGTGGATGTTGGAGAACAGAAACAACGAGCGACATCAAAACCAATTATTAAACTAAGGAATTACTAACTTTAACATTTAAAACCAATTAAACAATGGCATTAGCAGCATCACCAACGTTTAGCTTGACACCTAGCCCAGAGCCACAGGTACTAGCTACAAATTATATCACCGACTTCGACTTTTTGAAGACTGAGTTGCCTGATACTTACTCTGAGAACTTCGAGAGATATGGTAATCGTACGATTGCATCTTTCTTGAGAGCATCCTCAGCCGAGTACCCTTGCACCTCTGACCTTATTAAGTGGACAGAAGAAGGTAGATTACACACACAGTACACAGACGTAAGTCGTGCTGTAGGAACTAACACGTTCACAAAAACAGGTCACAACTTCCGTAAGCGTCAAACTATTATCATCTCTGATGGTTCAGTAGTTGAGAAGGCTCTTATCACGGATGTACCTGATGTGAACACATTCACAGCAGTTTCTTTCCTTTCTGGAGGATTTACTCACGCAACAGCATCCGCTACACTTAAGGTGTACGTATACGGTTCTGAGTTCGGAAAAGGAACAAATGGTATGGAAGGTGCATTAGAGGCTGTTCCTGAGTTCTTCGAGAACAACCCTATCATCATCAAAGACAAGTACGAAGTCAATGGTTCAGACATGACTCAAATCGGTTGGGTAGAAGTATCTACTGAAGGCGGTGGTTCTGGTTACCTATGGTACTTGAAGTCTGAGCACGAAACTCGTTTACGTTTTGAGGATTACCTTGAAATGTCAATGGTAGAAGGTGTTCCTGCTGAGGCAGGTTCTGACGCTGCTGCCGTAGCGAATGGTACCAAAGGTTTATTCCACGAAGTGGGTAGCAGAGGTAACCTTTTCAACGGAGTTGCATCAGCACAAGCTGATTTTGATAACATCTTGAAGAGACTTGACAAGCAAGGTTCTATCATGGAGAACATGTTCTTCGCAGACAGAGACCAAAACTTGGCTATCGATGACTTCTTGGCAAGCAAGAACTCTTACGGTGCAGGTGGAACATCTTACGGTGCTTTCAACAACCAAGAGAAGATGGCGTTGAACTTAGGATTCTACGGATTCCACAGAGGTTCTTACGAGTTCTACAAGACTGACTGGAAATACCTTAACGATGCATCCACTCGTGGTAATATCGATGGTACTGGTAAAGTAAGAGGTCTAATCGTACCTTCTGGTACTAAGACAGTTTACGACCAAATCCTTGGGAAGAAAATCCGTCAGCCTTTCTTACACGTTAAGTACCGTAAGTCAGCGACTGAGGACAGACGATACAAAACTTGGTTGACTGGTTCAGCAGGTGGAGCGTCTAACTCTGACCTTGATGCAATGCAAGTTCAGTTCTTGTCAGAGAGAGCACTTGTAGTTATCGGAGCGAACAACTTCTTATTAATCGAAGACTAAGCATAGCTTATTAAACTAGGGGGTGGTGTAACAACTACCCCCTTTTTATTTATATTATTTTCAGTATCTTTGCACCAGTAATAACATCTAATCTAAATTCAAATGGCATCTAAGAAGAATACCCCTGCCTTCGCTAAAGGCAAGACAAGGACTTACATCCTTACACAAAAAGCAACACCCATTACGTATCAACTACGTTCTAGGGACACACAGCACAACCCCTTACAATATTTCGATGGAGATGGTCTAAGAGCACTTCGTTACTTGAGTAATCAGAAGGAAATCTTCGTTGACGCTCAGAACGATAATCTAGCCATCCTTGGTACCGTACTTTTCGAAGACGGTAAATTAGTGGTTGACGCTCAGAACACAACTCTTCAATTCTTCTTACTACATCACCCAGATAATGAGGTGAACGGTGGTAGTAGGTTTAAGGAATTTGACCCAGAGTCTGTGGCTAAGGACGAACTTGACAAAATGGAACAACAGTACGAGGCTATCAAGATAGCCTTGGAAATGGACATCACCGACCTTGAGGCTATCGGACGTGTACTATTTAAGTCTAAAGTTGACACAATGCCAACTTCTGAACTTAAGAGAGACGTTACATTATATGCCCGTAACAACCCTGCCAAGTTCATTGAACTAGCAAATGACTCTGACATTAAGTTGAGAAACTTAGCAAACAGAGCAGTAGACTTGAACATTATCGGTGTAAGAGACGATAATACTACTATCTACTGGGTTGACAGTAAGAAGGTAATTGTGAAACTACCATTCGGTAGCAATCCTTTCACCTCCCTTGCTCAGTACTTTAAGACTGACGAAGGAGCCGAAGTAATGAAGGCTATTGGAGTGAAGTTAGGAAAATAACAACCAACCAATCATAGAGAGAGGATATGTGCAAGTAAGCATGTATCCTCTTTTTTGTTTATCTTTGTGAAAAGATTTAAGCAAATGATTGATAACGTTAGAAAAGTAGTACACGACTTTCTGGAGAAGGATAATCGAGGTTGGATACAACCAGAGAGGTTTAACAGATATGCGTACCTAGCACAAATAGAGATATTTGAGTCCTACTTCTATGAATATAACAGATGGCTTAATTTGCAGAATAAGCGAATGAGTAACACGGGCTATTCTGACATTCCCAAGAATATTAGGGAGAAGTTGGATAGATTCCAGAAGGACGGGGTATTGACATACGATACCGATAGATTCTTCGCACCTGCAGATACCTACAGGGTTATGGAGATTTACTATAACGACAATAGAATAGAAGAGACAACTAAAAGGAGAGCCAATCTTCTGAACAAATCAAACCTCACAGCACCATCCACATCATATCCAATCTACTACAAATTAGAGGATGAGTTCGTTGTATTACCTGCAACAATAATAGACAGCGTAGAAGTTAACTACATAAGAATACCTGCCACTCCTAAGTGGACATATCAAATGGTATCAAACAATCCAGTATTCAACCCTTCTAACGGAAGTTATCAGGATTTTGAAATACATCCATCGGACGAGTATAAACTTGTCTCTAAAATATTAAGCTACGTTGGCGTGTCTGTGAGAGAGCAGGATATCGTACAGTATGCGGAAGGAAAGCAACAACAGCAAACAGTAAACGAAAATAGAGCATAATGGCAGTACTACCAACAGGGGTAACCCCACAAGACTTTTACGAAAACCCTGCATACGAAGATTTGCAAGGTGGTTATCAGTACGTGACATTGGCTGACGTTATCAATAACTTCGAATTAATGTACGTAGGGGATGATAAACTCATCAACAACATAAACCGTGACATTGTTCTGTTTCACGCTAAGAGAGGCTTGCAGGAGGCTAATTTCGACATTCTAAAGGAGATTAAGGGTATAGAAATAGATTTGAGTGAGACTTTGACGTTAATCCTCCCAGAGGACTACGTAAAGTATGTCAGAGTGTCATGGGTCGATAGGGCAGGTAACTTCCACCCTATGGTGATGAACGATGATACAAAGATTGCAGAGGCTTATCTTCAAGATAACGACTACAATATCCTATTCGATGAATCAGGAAATGTACTTAAGGCTGCAGATAACAGTTACGACCAGACAAATATACCTTCTGGGTACAGACAATATCGAGTTGATAATGATGGTTTCGATTACTCAGAACTAAGAACTAGTGGCAGATTCGGTCTCAACACAGCAAAAGCTAACTACAATGGATGGTTTACTGTGGACAAGTCCAGTGGTGTCATGAAATTCTCATCCAATGTCGGAACCAGAACAATAGTACTTGAGTACATATCAGACGGACTGGAATCCAGTGACCCTGATAAGGTAAGAGTGCATAAGTTTGCAGAAGAGGCTCTGTACAGATACATTGAATGGATGATTCTCGATTCTAAGTTGGGTATACAAGAGTATATCATAAAAAGGAAGAGAAAGGATTACGATGTAGCTAGGAGAAGAGCCAAGATGAGACTCAACGGTATTACCTTTGATGACATCATGCAAGCAATGAGAGGTAAAGACAAAAGGATAAAGTAATATGAAATTAAGACAAGCCTTTTACGGGGCGAAGATGAACAAGGACTTAGACCTACGTTCAATCGCCAAGAATGAATATCTACATGCCGAGAACGTTCGTATCATCACTCCAGATGGTGCTAACGCTAGTACGGTGAGGTTTGCATTGGGTAATAGTCAACTTTCATCATTCAACTTTGGTACCAACGCTAAATGGATGGGTCATGAGGTTGATTACTTTGCCAACACTATTCGTTGGGCTGTCAAGTCAGATACTGGTAACTACGTGGTTGAATACAACGTACTGACTGATACTGAGTCAATTATACTACAAGATACACGTGCAGGTGCAGCAAACATCCTAAACTTTCAGGATGGTTTTGAAATGACTGACATTCGTTTCATCAATGATAACGACAATGGTAGGTCTTTCATGTTCATGACGGATAACTTCAATGAACCAAGGTACTTCAACATAGCTAGGGCTAAGACTTACGGTCTCAACGGTTTCGATGAGGCAGACATCTCTTTGATTAAGATGCCACCATTGAACGCACCTTCCTTGACATTAGGTGATACCGTTTCTCAGGAAGAGAATAACCTAGAGAGTAAGTTCGTTGCATTCGCATATAGGTACAAATACTTAGATGGTGAATTTAGCGCATTATCTCCTTTCTCGGAATTTGCTTTCAGGGCGAAAGGTTTCAGCTACGATTACGCCACATCTACCAACAACTCCATGTTCAATAGGTACAGTAAGGTCGATGTTGCCATTGACACTGGAACTTCTAGGGTTGTTGCCATTGATATTATATTCAAAGAGGCTGTCAGCAACACAGCATGGATTGTAGAAAGAATCAGCAAGGATGATAAAGGATGGGCAGATAATACTACCCAGACTATTACATTCTCGAACAACAAGATATTACAAGCACTTGACAGTACGCAACTGGCAAGGGTATATGATAACGTACCTTTGAAAGCCAAAGGTTTAGAGATAATTGGTAACCGACCAATCTTCGGAAACTACACAGAGAACTATGACATTATTGACGGTGTTGGAAGTACTATTTATCCATCGCTATCACTTGGTTACACGTCTACAGCAGGGACTGTGGGTGCTCCGTACACTACTGTCAAGAGTATCAGGGACTATGAAATAGCGATTGCATACCTAGACGGTAAGGGTAGAATGACTACACCTATTACGAGTACTGACAACACAACGTTCGTGTTGAATGGGGATGCGGATAAGGAAAACAAACTACAAGTTACAATTGACAGTAAGGCACCTGCGTGGGCTACCCACTACAGGTTCTTCATAAAGCAATCTAAGACTTCTTATGATACTGTGGCACCCGTTGTCTTCTACAGAGACGGTGTGTACGCATGGTTGAAGATTGAAGGGAGCGATAGGAACAAGTTCGAAGTTGGGGATATAGTATACGTAAAGTCTGACACTTCTGGTCTAAGGACTGAGGTTACCCAGACCAAGATACTTGACATCCAAGACCAATCTAGGAACTTCCTCGAAACTGACCCTGTCATCATCGATGGTACTGAGACTTTACAGTTAGAAGGTACCTACTTCAAGGTAAAAGCTACTGGTTTCAGTCTAAGTTCAGATGCGGTACAGATATACGATGATATAGGTGGTGGTTACCGTAGTAACTCAACCCCTAATAACTTCTCAGGTAGTCAAGACTACATTGAGCAACCTGTATATTATGGTACCATAGGTGTGGATGACTTGTCAAGGTCAGGGACTTACACAGGTTCTGTTGATATCAGGTATGAGATTGAGATTATGGCAACTGGTGCTCCAGATACTTTCAGGTGGAGAGAGGTTGACGCTACAAACGGCACAACTGGTGCATGGAACGATAACGCAGGTTTAGGTATAAATATCACTGGGGCTGCTCAAGTATTGTCAAATGGTGTAAGTATTACATTCGGTGATACTGTGAACCACCAGACGGATGACGCATGGGTAGTATCAGCCAAGTCGAAAGATGTAACCGACTCTTGGAATGGTGGAGGTAGTGTTGGTGGTAACGGTAGACGTGCCATCGTCATGTATATGGGTAAAGACCCTGTAGTAGATGAATCCATAAAAGGTGGAGCCACTATCACAATTCGATACGATGACAGCGCATCTGGTTCAGATGTAGCTGACCAGATTCCTGCATTTGAGGATACCTTTACAACTACTCAGGCTTACGCAAACCTAGAGGAATGGTTCCATGGGGACAATATAATCTCACAGATGACCTACCCTAACTCTTTGGACAGGGTATGTTTCCGTAGAGGTACATTTACGAAGTTCGTTGACGGTCTTGAGCAGGTGACTAACATCACAGGTAATGCCAACGATGAAATGATTATGCTATTCCTATCTTCTGCCAACTACACAGGTGGTGGTAAGGTAAGGGTACCTGCATCTATCAACATCTCAGAACTTGACAACAATATTATATTCGAGACTATTCCGATTGATAACAACTCGGATATCTTCTACGAATTACCATATACATATACAATCAGTGGGGACAATCACTTAGGTGCAGCAGGGGATACTAACCAAGTATTTGGTTCTGTCAACGCTGTGATTAACCTAGACTATTTCAACTCGTTCGGTTGGGCTAACGGTTTTGAATCTTACAAGATTGGTGATAGCTTTAACGGTAAGGAGATGATACTTGACACAAAACCTTTGTCACCAATAGATGAATACAAGCAGGTCACTAGGATTGCATCCTTGACATATGGTGGGGTTTACGAGCGTACAACTAGCTACAATGCAGTAAATGAGTTCAACCTATCCCTTGCCAACTACAAGGACATGGATGATGCATTCGGTAGTATCCAGAAGTTATTCTCAAAAGATACCGACCTGTATGTTTTCCAAGAGGACAAAACTCACAGAGTACTATACAGTAAGGACGTTCTATTCAATGCAGACGGTTCTGGTAACGTGCAACAGAGTACTAATGTACTTGGTCAGGAGATTGCATTCGCAGGGAAGTACGGCATCGGCTTACATCCAGAGTCATTTGCATACCATGGTAACATGATTTATCACGTTGACGGTGACGCAGGTGCGCTCATGAGGCTAGGTGGTGACGGGTACACAGAGATATCCAACTACGGGTTCCAGAACTACTTCCGAACACTACCTACGCAGACATTATTCGTTGGAGGTTATGACCCATTCGATGACGTTTACATGTTGAATGTTACCAGTACGGGAACTGCCCGTACGTTATCGTACAGCGATAGGGTTAATGGTTTCCCAGTATTCTATTCTTATGTACCAGAGGCTATGTTGAACATCAACAACAAGTTCTACAGTATTAAGAATGGTCAACTGTACCAACACCACGTATCCAATGTGGAGGGTGGAGTAATTATCAACCGTTTCTATGGTGAGGAATTTGACGCTCACATCGAGACAGTATTCAACGATGCACCTAATGATATCAAGGTATTCAAGAACATCAACATCGAGGGTAACTTCGCATGGGAAACTTCTCTTGAGACTAACTTGACATCTAGTTCAATCGCAGCAAGCGAGTACGAAGAGTTTGAATCTGAGTTCTACGCATACATAAGAGGTAACGCTCCTGCAACGTACGACTTTTCTAGCGTATCCGCAGTACAAGGTCTTGGTACCATTGTGAACATAACGGGTAACGTAATTACAATAGGAGCACCGTACATCAATGAATCATTAGCAGTAGGTGACGATGTGATAAGATTCTCAGGAGATGACAACTACACAGTAGTAGGTAACGTGGTTTCAATAAACTATGACACCAATGAGATTACTCTCGATGCTGTGGAAGTTGGAACTGGGTTTGACTTTGTAATGTTAGCCAAGGACGGTAGGAGTGAATCATCAGCAATGAAAGGTTACTATATGAAGGTTACATTAACATCGGCAACCTCAACAGTAGATGCCGAGTTATTTGCCATAAACACCGAAGTATTTAAGAGTACCGATTAATTTTGTATCTTTGTTGTAATGGAATATAATACTATGGAGTTATACAATGTTAGGATGTTGGATGAATCCGACTACGAGATTCTTGTAGAATGGTGGAACTGGTGGAAATTTACACCACCACCTAGAGATTTCTTACCAGAGAATGGAACATGTGGAGTCATTATAGAAGACTCAAAAGGAGTTCCACATTGTGCAGGTTTTTTATACTTGACTAATAGCGGTGCAGCATGGGTAGAGTTCATAGTATCCAATCCTGATATAAAGGATAAGACAGTTAGAAAGTTAATGTTGAATGGTTTAATCAATGCCATATCGTCATACGCCAAGTCTAACGATGTGAAATGGATTTTTACAAGTGTAAAGAATAAGAGCCTCATTGATAGGTATTCCGATTGCGGATTCACAGTAGGTTCAAAGGAAACAACAGAAATGATAAAACGATTATAAAACATGGCAGTAGGGATATACAAGATAACTTCACCAAACGGTAAGATTTATGTTGGACAATCTGTTGACATTGAAAAAAGATGGAGTAGGCACTACAGATATCTTGGTAATTCTTCACAGGACAGACAACCTGTATTACGTAACTCTATGAAGAAGTATGGATTTAAAAATCATATCTTTGCAATGATAGAAGAATGTAATATTGAAGATTTAAATAAAAAAGAGAGATATTGGCAAATACTCTTAAAACCAGAACTTAATTGTAGAGTTCAAGGATTAGATGATAAGAGCGGATATTTATCCGATAAAGTTAAAAAGAAAATATCACAGTCTAGGAAAGGACATGTGGCTTGGAATAAAGGAACTAAGACGGGAAAGCCTTCTGGTTCAAGTAAATTAATAGTAAATGAAGAGACAGGTATATTTTATACCTCTATTCAAAAGGCAGCAAATAGTATAGGAATGAATAGAACTACGTTAAACGCAATGTTAACTGGTCAAAATTCAAATAGAACATCATTTCGATACGTTTAACTTTTAAATTATAAGACATTGGCATTAGCAACATCAGCAGCAATTATAGGTGGTATCTCCGCAGCAGGAGGTATCGCTAAGACTATATCTGGAGCCAAGAGAGCGAAAGCTGTCAAACAGGCTCAGGCTAGGTTTAGGAGACAAGAACTAAGTAATGTAAACGAAGGTAGGAGAATATCCACCAGAGGTGCAGACTTGGCAAATGAACAGAACGCCAGAGGTATGGCTACATCTGCAGACGCACTTCGTTCTGGAGGTGTCCGTGGAGTTGTAGGTGGTATGCAAAGCGTACAAGAGGCTGCTAATAACAACGCTAATCAAATCGGTGCAGGTCTTGACCAACAACAAGTACAACTCGATAGAGAGGTTGCGCAAGATGAGGCTCGTATTCAAGCAATGCAGGAGCAGAGAGACAATGCCGAACTTCAAGCTATGCAAGCACAAGCCAACGCAGCACAGCAAGATATATGGTCAGGAATTGGTGATATAGCAGGAGCAGCAGGTGGAATGGCTGCAGGTATGGGAGACCCAACTAAAGGACTTGCAGGTGGAAAGGTACTTGGAGCCAAGACAATGGGTGCCGTAACTGGTAATGCTCTAACAGGGAATAATGAAATAATCGCACCTCTATTCACAGGGAAAATCTAATAAAAATGGCAGAAAACACTTCAATTATAGGTTCAGCACCTACTCAAGCTATACAGACTGACTTTGGTGACATAATGAACCAGAGTCTCAGTAGGGCTGATACGCTTAGGCGTGAGAAGAAGGCAGAGGATGAAGTACTTCGTAAGGAGAAACTTGCTCAGACCGAGAAGTTCAGAGATACTTATGGATTTGATGAAGACCTTATGGTTCTTCAAGATTCTGAGTTCCGCACATTGAACGATGCCACTACACAGACAATGCACAAATTGCGTGACAGATACTACGATGTTTTTAAGCAACTAGAGCAAACTCCGAACGACCTTGAAGGTAAGAAGAGACTAGGTAAGATTACATCTTCGATTAAGAACATCCGTCAATCATATGAAAAGATGCAGTTGATGGGTGAGGACTACAAGAAGAAACTTGCAGAAGGTAAACTTAGTGGTGTACATGAAAAGAAATGGCAAGAGATTCTTGAGGCTACCGACCAAGGTACCCTTAACATTCAACTTGACAAGAACGATAACCTACAATTTATGTTTTACGATAAACCCGATAAGGATGGTAACGCTACCCTTGGTAAGGTTATGTCGTATAAAGAACTAATCCAAGGTTCCCTTTATGATAAAGTTGATATCGCAGAGAACATCGATGGTATTGTTAAGAGTTTCGGAGAGAACATCACAGCCTCTATAGAAGGAGGATT